CATTTAGAACATTGTTTTGAATATCCTTCATTTATACTTCTAAATTTTATAAGATTTTTACATTTACAGATTTCTTCGTTTCCTTTATTTATAAATTTATTATAATATTCTTTTACTGTTATTCTATGAACTCGTATATGTTTAGTAAAAGAATTAGAATTTTTAAAATTAGTTCTACCACATATTATACATATTTCAGAATTGTTCACGAAAAATATCCTCCTAAACTTAGTTTTATATTTGTTCTAAGTTTAGGAGGATATGACTAATATAGTTGTTAAAATAGAGTTAATTATAACTTATTGAATTATTTAATAAAGAAGTTTAATTCAATCTTTTCTACTACTCTTGTTGGGTTAAGAGTTACATTTACATGGAATGTCTTTTTCTTTATTTCATATTCAGTTGCAGCAACATCAATTGAATATCCATATAATCCTCTTCTTGATTTAACACTCTCTAAGAAGCCTTGAATATTGTTTTGAACTTGAGACCAAGTAAATGCATCATTCTGTTCAAAAATAAAGTACTTACAATATTCTTCAAGTGCTCTCTTAACATATAGAACTAATCTTACAATGTTAATATCTTGCATTGCACTTGGTTTAGATTGTGAAGTTAATTGGCTCCATACTGTATAACCAGGATTGAACTTTACAATTGGGTTCAATTGCTTTAAATACATTTGATCTCTATTACCAATTTTAGCATTGAATCTCATTTCTTTAATTGTCTGGATTATTCCTCTTGTAAATCCTGCAGCTGCATACCATTGTTCACCTACCTTGTCATTTCTTGGTAATAGATAAGACATATGATACACTGGAGAAACCCAAATCTCTCTTCCAGTAAATGGATCATATATTTTATTATATGGTTCATGTATTGCTGTTAGATAAGTATTATATGGGTGTAATTCTTGTCTAGCACTCATAGAATCCATAAATGAAGCATTATCTCCATTATCTATAATTGATAAACAGTCTCTTCTAACATCTGTCATAGTTACAATTGCATCCTTGACTGCTGTTGGATATCCACAATCAAATACAAGATTGAAGTACATATTTTCTGTATCCATTACATTATCATCAATTGAATCACTATATCCTTGTGCTAATAATTGTGTTGCAACTGTTGGATCTATATTACCACCTTCTAATAATAATGATCCATCGCTTCCATTTTTTAATGGAGAATCTAATGTAAATGCTGTTGAAATATCTAAGAATGATTTTTTAATTTTATATGTTACAACACCAGCTGTATCAAATAGAGCTAAGTCTCCAACATTTGGTTCAATCCATGATTGAATTGTTGAAGTAGAATCAAAATTTCTTCCATTGAATACTGCTACTTCATCATTTCCATCTCCTGCTGAAGCACCTAACCAACCATATAATTTAACACCTCTTGAATCCATTGCTATAATTGCATAGTTAGCTAAACCTGTTTCTGATGCTTTTTGCCAATCAGAAAAATTTTGTTTTAAATCTTTTATACTTGCTAATGATTCAGTTTTTGTTACAGTTACAACTCCAATATTTTTGTCAAATGACTTAACTACTAATTCATAACCTGTAGAATATGCCCCACTTGCTAAGGTCATTTCTGCTCTTAAAACTGTTGAAAACTTTTTAAGAACATCTGTTATGAATAATGATTCTCCTGCTGAATCAACTGCAGTTGGATCAAATGAAATATCAAATGATTCTATTACTGCTTCACTTCCATCTGATTGTTTTTCATAAATATCTATGATATAAATTCCTTCTGCAATAGGATTACTATATGTAGTAAGCTTTACTGATAGAGAATTATAATATTCTCCTCTACCAATTGGATATAATACACATAATGGTTTTGTTTCACCAACCTGAATCAATGCAGATTTTAAATCAGCTAATGTGTTTGCTGCGGTAGAATCTATACTTGTTATTGAAATTGTTGGAGCTGATGCAGCAGCATCCATTGATGTGTCTAAAACTAAAGTTGAGAATGAAGCGTCATCAGGCAATACTCTCATAAAATATAATGAACCTGATTCTCCTAAGAAGTTATGAGCCATATATGGACCTTGGCTATAATCCTTAGTATATTGAGCAATGTTTGGTTCTCCAAATTCTAAAATAAGTTCTGATCTAGAACCTAAAAATACTAATTGATTATCTCTTCCTTTTGGTGTCAAAGCAACGATGAACCCAGTAGAACTAGGAACCTCTTGCACAAATGTTGACAAGTCTATAATTTTTGTATATACACCAGGACTGATATTACTCATATTTAAAATCCTCCTAATTAATTTTTTAATTTTTCAACTGGTTTTTAGTCTCTAATTTATAAATCCTTATAACTAAGTGTAAATATACCATAAGAAAACTAATTCTCTAGTATTAGTTTTTACTATTGATGGAAAAGTTATTCTAGCAAACATATGGTATTGTGAAAATGGTTCTTCTCTAGTTTGTCCAGGAGAATTTGAGTTGCATGTAAATAATCCAGCTTCACTAATTAAATATTCTGGACTATTTTGAGCATCTTCTATTCCTATATTAATTGTAATTTTGGTAATTAAATATGCGTCATCATTTTCGCCATCAATTTCAAATTCTACTTTATCTAAATTATGTTTATAATATTTTCCAAGATATAAATCAGTGCAATTAACAGAATCAATCCCAAACGGAACTTCACTAGTCAAATCTGTATCTGTTGATAAAGGTGGATTTGGGCTGAATGGATCTCCTCCGCTTACACCGCCAATTCCTAAACCAAACCAATAAATTCTCTCATTAAATTTTACTACAGTATTTTCATTATTGGTATCTGTTAATATTTGCCCAATTAACTCTCTTCCTTGTAAAACAACTAGATTACATTTTCCTACTAATTGTTTATCTCCATCAATAGTTCTTTCATAAATTTCTACATAACCTTTTGGTCTACGCTCTGTTACCGCTTTATTAGAGGAATCTTTAAATACCTCAGATAGCTTTTCTGTACTTTTTATTACTAAAGTTTCTTTTTCCATATTTTATTTTATCCTCGAAAATGGATTTACATATCAAAGTTTATATTTTGTTCTTATAAATCTGAAGTATTAGATCACGTAAAATAGGCGGTTCTCAAATAAAATAGTTGAGAACCGTCTATAAAATTTTTATGAAATTAAAAGAGAGGTACCACATTCAAAACAAAACTTCTTATTTGGTTTATGTTTTCTCCCACATGTTTCACACTCAATTCTATATTTAATTGTTATAGGTTCTTTTATTTTAATCTTTTCATTAGTTCCTTTAATTCTTATTGTAATACAATCTTTATCAACTTCAGTACCAAAATAAACTGAATTAAATGTTTGATTTACTTCAGACCCTTTAACTGTAATTCCTTCATCTTGTTTAATATCAGGAGCTTTATAATCTCTTATTGTTTTAGTTTCCCCTGCTCCTATAGAGCTACAATTACAGCTACTAGTAACATTATTCATAGTACTTCCGTATGTAACATCTCCTAAAGCACAATTCTTAATATTAAAATCATTTAATCCTGAAGTGTAATAAGCTTTAGATGTTAAAATATTTGAAGTTCCATTTGGCCAATAATAACTATATGATGTTGACCATGTAATAGGATTATTATATTGCTCAAACCCATATTCAATCCTTACTATACCATCGTCAATATTATCCCCAAGATGTTCTACAATTTTAGATGTCTTTTTAATAAATTTGAATTTATTTTTTATATTATAATTCTTTAAAAATCCAATTAATTCAAAATCACTATTAGAAGGAATAATAATTGAACTTCCATCCATTACATCATTTCCATCAATTGAAACTCTAACTATCGCTCTGCGGGTATCTAAATTTTTAAGAAGAATTGAATATTCAGTACCGAAAGGAAGGAATACATCATTATCATTTGTTTCTCTTAAAATAACACCATTACATTTTACAACTGCAACCATTTTCTTTTGATACACCATATGCTACCTCCTTGCGTAGGACTAGACGCAAAAATTAAAGTCCATAGATTTAACTACTCTATTTATATGTTCTAATAATTAATAGGAATGTACCAACTTAAAGTAAGACTAAATCCGTCAATATATAATATGCATGGATCTAAATCTTCATTTATAAAATTAATAGAAAACCCTAAAGCATTTTGTCTAATGTCAGAATTAGATATTAAATTATTGCACCCCCATGAAGTTAGATCTCCAAGGTGGTTATAAGAATATAAATCTGTAGTAACATATGTATCATATTTTAAATTTCCAGTTCCTATTCCACCACCAAATCTTGTAAGTTTTGGGTTACTATATTCACGAATACAATTATCTCTTTCAGCATACAAAGATGCAGTAGAATAAATATTAGTTATAACTGCATTATTAGGAACTGTAAGTAATACTGGAAACCAATTAAATAATAATGAGAAATCAATTATTTCTCCAGGTTGAATAGTTTTATATGAAAAATTATTATCTGGGCTATAAGAATATAATCCGTCAGTCCATCTACTATCATATAAGTTGTAAGGATACTTTATTAATTCAAATGAATTCTCAGTTATCGTAGAGTTTATATTACTATACTCAGTAGTTGATGTGCTATCATAAGTTTGAACTCTATAATAGTATTGTGTTGCAATATCAACATTTTTATCTAAATAAGAATAATTATTTTCTGAAATATCTGCTATAACATTCCATGGTCCTAATAATGTTTTTTTCCTTTCTATATAATTCCCAGTTTCAGAAGAGGATTTATCATACCAATTTAATTTAATATTTTGCACGCCATTAAATGGAACACTAATAGCTTCTAAATTTGAAGCGGATACTAATCCACTAGAATCTGGCGTGGTTATTTCTATACTTTCTATCCATAAAGATGTCGAGTTTATATTATATGTACATACTCTATAAGTATAAGAAGTTAATGGACTTAAATTATTATCAAAAAATCTTTGTGTATTTATTGGTGAATATCCAATTCTTTCATAGATTCCATTACCAGTTTTTCTTTCTATATAATATCCTTCTTCAGAATCTACTATATCAAATAACCAATAAATATTAGCGCTATTAGAACTAACAACATCAACAGACAAATTAGAAACTTCTTTAGGCGAAGTAGAAGAATTAAACATAGATTCTGAAGTATATAATAAGTTTGGTGTTGTAGTTAAAATTAAAGAGGTTGAGTTCAATGTTTCATAAGGTATATAATTATGTGTTGAATCAATAAATATATCTATATTATTTGAAGAATCTATTAAAGAAAAATCACTAATATTTAATTGATTATCGTAAGTTGTGAAACTTCCATATATTTCAGTATTTGGATATATTTTTAACAAATATATTTTTTGAAAGCCAAATTCAGGATCATTTATAGATCCTTTTAATATAATACTTTTAGAATCAAAAGACATAAGTACATTAGTAAATTCTTCATCTTGTTTATTATTACTTTCTATGCTTGATTTAGAATAAAGTAAATTTAGATTTAAATCTAATTTAGTATATATAAATTTCCAAAATAAAGGACTATTATCATATGTATATGTTACATATCCTACTGAAAAAATTCCATCTGAAGTTGGTAAAATTTGATTAATAATATATTCATTATATCTAGTGTCTTCTGGTTGAAAGAATTTATAAGAAGTTAATTCTCCTATTAATGACATTTTAAATATTCCATTTGTAATTAGTCCATAGGAATTAATAATACCGCCACTAACATAACATTCATTATTATATATTTCTAAACTATCAAAATATATCATAGTAGATGCAGAGGTAGAATCATAAACTATAAATCCATTTTCACTTAAATCAGAACTGTTTAATTCCATAAAAAATGCTTTATCTATACTACTAGAATCTGTTCCATAGTTACCAATTAATTTAATATAATCGCCGTAAACACTCATATCAGTTATATATGAATCGTATGAGTTTGTTGAATCTATATTAAATGTTGTTCCATTTATATAATCTAAATTTTTAGTTAGTTTTAATATATTATTAGATATAGCAGTATAGATATAACTATCATCACTTGTTATTGTATATATTTCGTCATGGAAATCTGTGAAGTAAATAGCTTTATTAATTGATAAATTGAAATTTATTTTTACTATCCCAGGAAATTGATAAGGTAATTCAATATATGTACCTGTTAAATAAAATCCATCAGAAGCAACAGTTATATCACTTGGATTAAAAGATAGATCAGAAATATAAGTATCATTTATATTTAAGTTATCCCCAAATGTAATAATTGTGAATTTTCCATTTTCAGATACTCCAAACATATAATGAGTAGAATTTTTTGTAACCACAATTGGCGAATTAATTCCATTTTGAATTATATGAGTATTTCCTGTTATTAATGATGGTGATATACTACCATATACATTGAAATTATCTATTAATAAATTTTTACATGTAGTAAAGAAACCACCATATCCATTATTAACTGGAGTTACATAACTTATAGGACCAATAAAATATAGATTATCTTTATAAATAGTTATTACATTATGATAACTTTGAATGCGATATCTTCCATTCATCTTATCTGGTTTACTATTAAATAATTTAATATTTTCATAATATAATGTTACCATACCATCTATATTATCTATTAAAACCCAGTAGCAATCTGGTTGATAAGTTTCTAGATCTGTAGCAGAATTAAATGAAGATCTAGAAACATTATGAACTAAAACTAATTTTTGTATATTTGATGTTGCATCATTAAAATTTACATCACATTCTACTACATAAACATCTGCAGAATTATTATCATCTATATAATATGAGTCACCTGTAACGATACACTCGTTATTATTAGTTAAATAAGTTTCACTAAATAAAGGATGTCCAACCCAATGACCTGTATCAGAAGGTCTATCTTTTATATTAATACTCATATTTTATACACTCCATTCTGTAAAATAATTCATATTTTTATTATTCTTAACTACTAAACTTATCTTCAAGAATTTCATCTCCAAGTTCATTAACTTGTATTTGTACTATATCATTCATAAATGTACAATCATATTTTGAGCCATAAGCATCAAAATTAGTAAATCCTCCAGTTGAATATAAGATTAGATCTCCTACTGAACCAACATTTCCTATTAATGGTTCTTGATA